TAGAAGAGTTATAGGAAGATAGTATTTCACCAGTCCAATATATTTCAAATTCAGCTTGCCCTGTATTGTCGTTTTGAGGTGGATCGTAAGACCAACCCAATTGATTTGTATTATAAGTTAGAGATAAATCTTTTACAAATGGAGTAATCTTTTCTTCTTGATTTTTAAAAATATTAAAATACTGAGTATCGTTTTGTGTGTTGTTTTGATTTTGACGGTTTAATTGATTCCCATCTGGAAAATATGATTCAAATATTTCCAACTGTACTTGCTGCGCTAAATTATTAAATTCAGCTGGAGTTATATAACCTCTTTGCTCTTTATTCAATATCTGCAAGACTGTTTGATATACCGTATTTATATTTACCATATTAATTTTTTATTATACTATAAAGGCGGCCGAAACCGCCTATGTTATAGTATCACTTGTTTTTATAGTTTTTTATCTATAGATTTATAGATCTCAACACCTTCGTCTGTTTTTAAGAAAGCAGCGAATGCTGAGTAAGGGTTTTCATCAAAAGGCACGTTCATTAATTTTCTACCGTTTGATCCCCATGTAAATGTTCTTTGATCGCCTGATAATCTAATTATACCAGCTTCTTCAGCTCTAATAGCTGTATTTCTTAATTGAACATTATCGTCATTAGCTAAGCTAATAAATAATTGTGGATTATTTTTAGCAAATAAAAGTAAGTCCCTTTTAAGTTCTTTAGAACTCATACTACTTACTTTAGATCCAGACTCAACTCTTAAAATAGCTTCTGCTTGATCTACATCCATATTTCTAGCTGCGTTTAAAGCATCAATTTGAAGATCTAGCATGTCTAAATCATCTTCTGCTTCTTCTACCGCACTAAACTCTTCGTACAACTTACCTTTTAAAGGGTGATACAAAGATAATAGTTTTTGTAAGTTTTGTTGTTCTTTTTTAACAGTGAGAGTTCCATCATGAAATCTAATATGACCCATTGTGCATTCACCTTTTTGTTCATCTACAAGAGGTGAATCTTGGTTAGTAGCATATCTAATTTCTCTTTGTTTACCTGATGCAGGATCAAAATAAAGTAAGGCATGCTTTCTAGTATGCTTACCTGGAATAGTTAGAGTTAAAGGAGATTTATTTCCTTTTAAATAATAAACTCTATCTTTAATTTCCCACGTTGGTTTTGTGGGTTTAGGAGCGGATTTTACCGCAACCTCCTGAGGTGCAACCTCAACAGTTTCTGCTGTAGCTTTTTTAGCCATAATATAATAAAATTAAATAGTTATAAAAATAATACCCCGCCCGAAGACGGGGATATTATTAAATTTGAATCATTATTAGATTCCTTTGAATAATACAAAGTTGTTAGCAGCTTGTGTTACTAAACATCTTTCAGATAGGAAGTTTACTTCCATAGCATCTAAAGTAGATGTAAAAGCTCCACCAGCAGAACCAGTCAACCAAGACTTCATACGACGATCATCAGCTTGTGAAGCTCTGTATCGTACGTGTAAGAAAGGTCTACGGATGTTAGTTCCTAACACTTGATCGTAAACAGTTGAAGTTCCAGCAGGTACTAATACTCCTTCAATAGAGTTAATACCAACTATACCTCCACGAGTAGAAGCGTCATTCAAATATTTCCAATCAGTTTTGTAGAAATCGTAAGATCCTCTACGGAAACCACTAAATCCAAGATTTAATGCCATTTCCTCAGAGTTTTCAAATAAACCAAATGCAGTACCACCGGCGGTTCCACCAGAGATTGCAGCTAGCATATCATCAAAATCAAGAGCAGTTTGTCTTTGTAAGAAAAGCATGTTTTCTTCAATAGCACCTTGAGTATCTAAGTTTTTCAAAATAGCATCAAACTCATCTAGTCCAGCAGCAGCAGTAAATCCTACTTCTACGTTACCACGAGCTTGAATAGCAGCAAATAAACCTTCAGTACCAGGAAGCGTTCCTACGGTTGTTCCGGTTGCACCTTGATTGTACTCACCCTCTACCATAGCCATTTCTAAATGATCTTCAAAACGTAATCTTGTTTCAGATTCAGCTTTTAAATACCATAAGTATCCCGAAGCACCGTCTTCAGTAGCAACTTCAACCCATCCAATTTGCGCCATATCAGATCCGTTTATAACGTACTGATCGCGAATAATAATTGGTGAGTTTGAAAATTGAGTGAATTGAGGTTCAACACTTACTCTAGTATTAGCAGCTTGAGCACCAGTTCCAGCAGCAGCACCACCTAAGTTTGATCCTTTTACATAAGCAGAACCATAAACAAATATTTTGATACCACCACCAGCTGTAATACCAGCAGCAACAAGACCAGCACCACCAACAAATGGAGCAACTTCAATAGTACCACCGTTTCCAGGAGCACCACCAGCAGCTACAGTCGTAGAGGCAGTTACTAAAGCTTTTGCTTCTGCACCTGTTGCAGGATCTAGCACAACAATTGTATCATTAATAGATATAACGTTTCTAGCAGTAGCAGGTATTGTAATTATGTTTGTTGCACCAGCACCACCACCATCAGCACCAACATTTACATTATCATAAGATATATGTAATCTATTTTGCTCAGACCAAATTACTTGATCAGATGTCATTGGCATTTCAGCACCAACCATACGTAAAAATCCTGATAACGTTCTGTTTCCATAACGCTCTACTTCTTGTTCGTAGATCTCAGGTAGATACTGCTGAGCAAAGTCATTAGTACCATTGTTAAATTGTAGGTAGTTATTAGGAAGCAATTCTTGTACTTGCGACGGTATTAAACTACCAAATTGAGGAGTTAAACTCATAATTTTAAGTTTTTATTAGTTAAATTTTTTAGTTTTTATTTTAAGTTTTGTAGAATCAGCACCTGAAATTGCTCTAACTTTAAAACCGTCAATAAACACATCTCCTTGAGAAGTTCTAGCCTTAGTGTCACTCAAGTTTTTTGATTTGTTTACAACGTCTTTTACAGCGTCAGCTTTTCCTTGCTCATAGAAATGAGCGGCAATCTTATCTACATTTTCAGCAGCATAAATAGCCTTGTGATAACCATTAACGTCTTGAACATTACCATTTTCGTCTAGGAACTTCCCAACGAGGTTTGTTATATTAGACTGGCTTTCTGCAACTTTATCAACATTTTGAATATTGTACTTATATTTCTTTTCACCAACATTGATATCAAAACCTTTGAAATCATCGCTAAAAAGCTTTTTTGTATTATCCTTAAACATTTGATGCTGTTGCTCAGCTTGTTCTTGCTCCTTGTTATATCTATTGAAAAAATCCATAGCTTTTTGTTGTTCCTGAGTAACGCCCGGTCTCAACTTGATCTCGTCGTAGTATTTACTCTTTGTTTCCTCTAAAAAGCTTTTGGCTTTCGCAACTTCTTCTTTAAACGCAAGTTTCTTTTTGCGTATATCCCTTTCTTCATCGATGTCTTCATCATAGTCAAAATCTTCTAGCAGAAGTTCAACATCTGAATTATCTAGGTAAGGTTTATTTTTTTTATAATACTCTTGTAAAAGAGTTTTATCGTCTACATTACTATAATCAGCATTTAGACGAGTATAATCTTCTATTGTCCCACCAGTTTCTTCCATAAATGAAACTAGCTTTTCAATATTTTCTGGCAATGGTTTGCCTAATACTTTTTCATCTCTTATAGCTTCTTTAACTTCTGCTTCAACTTGTTTAACTTCAGCTTCTGTTACTTCTTGGATCGGAGAAAACCCTTCAGCAGTCTCGTTGGACTCTTGTACAGGTTCTCCCACCTTTGTGCTATCTCCGGATGGTTTTTCCACAGATACCTTCTTTGTTTCTCCGATTTGAATGGCATCTTCTTTTTCTTCTTGTTTTGGAATTACTACTTTCTTAACCTCTGGTTGTAATTCAATCAAAGGTTCTTTTGGATTAACATTTACTTTTGTAATGTTATCTTTTGTTTCGTTAAATTTTTTAGGTGTTGTTTTCTTTTTTAATTTGAATTCACCTTCTTGCTTAACAGGTTCATTTGTTTTTACTTCTGACATAATATAATATAATTAAATAATTAATGATTTAAACAATAGGTCGTTGTTCTGCTTCTTGTTCAAAATTTATTGGCATCATTTCGTTTTGCCTTTGTGTTATCATTTTACTTTGCTGCGTACCCTCCATTTTTATACGTTTATCTTTAGCAGCTTCTTTTTGTTGATCACCTTGTGTTTTAGCTTGTGATTGAATTTTTGCTAATTCCATGTCAAATTGGTGCTGCATTTGCATTTTCTGCTGATCAAGCTGTGCTTGTATCTGCATTTTTTGAATCTCCATTTGTGTTCTAGACTGCTCATATTGAACTTTAGAACCACTAATTGCTTCTTGCTTTTGAACTTCGTTCATTGCAATTTTCTCGTTAGCATCAGCTTGAGATTCTGCTTGAGCTCTAATATTAGCTTGAGCATTTTCTTGATCTAGCCTAGCTTTAGCTTTACGCTTAACTTTAAGAAGTTGATTTGCTAATTTAAGATTTTTAATCTGTCTTAAATCTATAGCGTCTTCTAGATCAATACCTCCACTTTGTAGAGCCACTTGAATATTTTGTTCTAGTTGAGCTTTTTCTTCATCATCTGGTTCTAATTCTAAAAATATACCAAAGTCATGCAAGTTTAAATTTACAATTTCTTTTAAAGTATTAACGTTATAATTGCTAATAGAGTTTGTTAAAGACTCTGCCGTTAAAGGAAACTCTAAAGCGTCAGCAATTTTAAGAGCTGTATTTTCTGCTATTCTAAGAGTTAAATAAGAAGATGATTGCTTTATATGTCTAGTAGCAGTGTTAGAAGCATTAGCTGCCATTTTTTGTAAACCTACTAGCGTGTTTTTGTCTGGCGTGCTACCATCTCTAGCTTCATTAAGACCTGTCACATCACGTATCATTTGTAAATAATACTGATATGTATTTATAAGACTTTGTATTTTACCTTGACCAGAACTAGAGTTTAATTCTTGAATAGGTACTTTACCAGGATTCATATCACCGTCTTGCGTAAGAGATCTACCAACAATACTACCAGTTTGAAAGTACATATTCAATGCTTCTGCTGGATTATAATTTGTACCATTACCTAGATCAACTTCAGCTAAACCGTCCATGTCTAAATAAACACCATCTGGTACTATTCTAGACATTACTTGTTGTAACTTTAAATGAGTTAATTGAATCATATCTGCAAAACCAATACACTTACTAACTAGTGATTCTATTCTACCTTTATACATTCTAGGTGAACAAATAGCGTAATTCATTTTAACTTTTGTAGTATCAGCATAAGGTCTTGACATGTTTTCAGCTAATTCCCATTTAAGCATTGTATCAGTACCTAA